AAGAAGTTAACGTCAGAAAAAACAGCAAAAGACCCAAACAGCAGAATTAATAAATCACTTAAAGCGTGGAAGTGTTAAATGGAATCGAACGTAATGATGTTGTGGAACTCTGTGTTGTCTATTTTACTGGCAATTGTAGGGTTTTTACTTAAGGAAAAGTTTGACGAAATCAAGCGTATTGATATATTGTTAAACAAAACCAGAGAGGAGAATGCTCGTGAGTACGTCACCCAAACAGAAATTAACAGAATTAACGACCACATTGACCAACGCTTTAACAGGCTTGAAGCAAAGATTGATGAGCTTATTAGTCAAAGGAAAGTAAATGCCTAGTAGCAGTCAAAAACAACATAATCTGATGGCAGCGGTGGCTCACAACCCAGCGTTTGCTAAGAAGATGGGCATACCCCAATCGGTTGGCGAAGACTTCACTAGCGCTGATAAAGGTATGAAATTCAGTGGCGGCGCTAAATCAAGAGCTAACTCTCAGGCTGTGAACGAACCTAAAACTCAACACGGCGGTGAGTCTTTATTTAAAAAGGGTGGAATTATGAAAAAGATGGCAAAGGGCGGTATGTCCGAAACTATGGGTCCTAAAAGCATGTCTGAGGACGTGGAAAAAGGATCAAACAAAAAGAAGCCTCATGGTGAGCACGGTGTTGAAAAACGTGGTGCTACAAGAGCAATGATGCCTAAAATGAAGGGCAACATGATTGGTGATGGCCCAGAAGTCAACACCATGAAGAAAGGCGGAAAAGTTAAGAAGTACGCTAAAGGTGGATTTGTTTATGGTGAGCCTATGGAGCCTGTAACAACAGGTGGCAAAAAAGGTCGCGGTGAGCATTCCATTCAGCAAAGGGGTTTAACCAAAGGTAAATACTGTTAAGGAGCTACCATGAAAAATGATCATCCACCATTAATGAACGAAGATACACCTTCACACACCATTCATCCTGATCACATCGAGAAGATGTACGGCGGTGACGGACACAAGCATCACCACCACTTCTATGGTCAGCACGCTGCTGGTCACATGAAAGAGCATGAGAAAGTTCAAAAGCTTTGCGGCGGTGGTTACACAGGTAAGATGAAAAAGTAAGGAGCTAACATGGCCTCTTCTCAAAACTTAGCTGGGTTAGCGGCCTTAGCCGCTCTTGGCATGGGCGTTTACAAGCAAAGCCAAGCAAATCAAGCAAGCCAGGCTGGGCAAGCTCCACAGGCTTCGCCGCCTACAGGTCGTCCTTTATCTGATGCAATGTATTCAGATTACGATGATCCAACTGGAGCTACGGGATTAGGCCAAGCAGGTAATACCACAATGGTAAGACCTGGTCGAGCAATGCTCACAACGCCCACTCAGTACCAAGCTCCGCAAACTGCACAGGCGCGTCCGCAAGTATCTCCTGATCAAATGCAGCAATATGCGCCAGGCAATCCTGCGATTGTTGGCGGATCTAACATGGGTCAATTGCAACAGGATCAACGCGGCAACTTTCCCGGTCAAGGCATTAGCTATTTAGCCGGTGGACAAGGTAGACAAGGTGGACCTGATCCAACCTCTTATTCTCCTCCACAAGATCGCGCAAACTTTCCTGGTCAAGGCATTAGTTACTTGGCAGGTGGTCAGGGCAGACAAGGCGGGGCAGATAGAACCGTACCGGCAGCTAGTCCTACCATGCCACAAGGCTATAGCAGAACAGGCGGGCCTTCTTTTGAAGACTTGAGAAATTATCAAGCTGAGAAAGAGCAAGAACGTATGTTGGCTGAAAGCCGTAAGAAAGCACCGTCCAAGGAAGAGCAGCTAGAAAGATCAAAGAAAGCTGTTGAAAAATCAAAAGAATTGGTTGATAAATTAAAAGCTGCCCAAGGCAAAAAGACTGGCGGTAGCGTTAAAAAAATGGCTAAGGGTGGTGTTAGCAAGGTTAACAAATCATCAAAGATGAGCAAACCTATGACTAAATCATCTAGCCGCGGTGACGGAATTGCAATGAAAGGCAAAACCAAAGGAAGGATCATATGATGGCATCACGCGGTATGGGTGCAATACGGTCATCAAAAATGCCTACTGGCGAGAAGAAAGCACGCCGTGATGATACTGATTTCACCGAATATAAAGAAGGCGGCAAGGTTGGACTTTATGCCAATATCCATGCAAAGCAAAAAAGGATAGCCCAAGGTTCGGGTGAGAAGATGAGAAAGCCGGGCAGCAAAGGTGCTCCCACCAAGGAAGATTTTATTCAATCAGCCAAGACAAGGAAGAAAAAATGAGTTTACTTAAACATCTTGAAGAGAACGCAGAACACTTACTCAGCTTAGTCAAACATATGGTTCAAGTGCAACTAAGTATGCACGGTACTGTTAGTGAAGAAACACAAAAAATATTTGAGGCTTTAGATGCTCACGTCAATCCTCCCGCTCCTGAAGTCGATCCTGAACCTACTCCTGCTCCCGCCCCTGCTCCTGTTGCTGTGGTCGATGCACCTGCTCCAGATCCTGTGGTGGATGCTCCAGCACCTGAAGAGACAAATTCTGTAGCCCAAGACCAAGCATCATCTAATGTAGCTAATTAATCATGGCACAAACATCCGGTTCAGCATCGTTTAATCTAAATCTCACAGAACTTTGTGAGGAAGCGTTTGAGCGTGCCGGACAGGAAATGCGTTCTGGATATGATTTAAGAACTGCTAGACGCAGTTTAAACATCATGTTCTCAGACTGGGCTAACCGTGGCATTAACATGTGGACAATTGATCAGGGCACGATTACCCTGTTTCCTGGTGTAAACACCTATGCTTTGCCGCTGGATACAGTAGACCTTTTGGATCATGTTATCCGTACACAAGCAAACAATACGTCTAATCAAGCTGACTTGACCATTACGCGTATTAGTGTTTCTACCTATGCCACGTTACCTAATAAACTTCAGCAGTCTAGACCTATCCAGGTTTGGGTACAGCGTTTAAACGGGCAAAACTTACCCACAGGTTATACAGTTGCAAGCGCCGTGGGCGCAACCGACACAACAATTACGCTGTCTTCTACAGTTGGTTTGCCAACTACAGGGTTTGTACTGATCGATAGTGAAACTATTTGGTATCAATACATCACAGGTAATATCCTTGAGGGATGCTACCGCGGACAAAACAATACAACAGCCGCTGCCCACAACGTTGGCGCATCGGTTACGCAACAAAGCTTACCCGCCATTACGCTTTGGCCTACGCCTGATAATGCACAGCAGTATCAGTTTGTGTACTGGAGATTGCGCCGGACAGAAGATGCGGGTGGTGGTGTAAACGTGATGGATGTGCCTTTTAGGTTTATTCCTTGTATGGCTGCCGGTCTTGCGTACTACTTATCCACAAAGCTCCCAAATGCTCTGCCGCGTATTCAAATGCTCAAGCAGCAATACGATGAGGCATGGGAGTTAGCGGCTTATGAGGACCATGAGAAGGCTGCACTGAGGTTTGTGCCTAGACAGCAGTTCCTTGGCACTGGTGCTTAATGGGAAACAGATTTGCCTCTGGCAAGTATGCAATTGCGGAGTGTGACAGGTGTGGGTTTAGATATAAACTAACACAATTACGCCGTGAAGTGATTAAGACCAAGAATTATGAATTGTTGGTTTGTAACAGATGTTGGGACCCGGATCATCCTCAGCTTCAATTGGGTATGTATCCAGTTGATGATCCTCAAGGACTTAGAAATCCAAGGCCGGATCGCAGTTATATTACCTCGGGTAATAGCGGTTTGCAGATTGACAAAGCAAACAACAGCGATACAACAATCCTGGGAACAGGAACGAATGAGGGTGGTAGTAGGATATTCCAATGGGGATGGAACCCTGTTGGCGGGGCACAGGCTAATGATTACATGCTAACTCCAAACGATTTAGCTTTGATTATTAACATAGGGCAAGTTACAATTTCGACAACATAGGAGCAAGTTATGGCTAAGAAAGAAATGAAAGATGACGACATGGCACAAGATAAAGCCATGATCAAGAAGGCTTTTAAAGAGCATGATGCTCAAGAACATCCCGGTAAGCACACCAAGCTTGTCCTTAAAAAAGGCGGTATGCCCATGAAGAAAATGGCTAAAGGCGGCGTGACATCTATGGGCGAGAAGAGTATGGGACGTAACATGGCAAGAGCTTCCAACCAAAGGGGCAGATAATGGCTAAATACAGCATGAAGCAAGGCGGCAAGGAAGTTGGCCCTGCATCCGTTTACGCAGAACCTCACACATCTGGCGGTAAAAAGCTTGAAGAGAAAGACATTGGTTTTTCTGTTGATGTTCCTACACGCAAGAATTGGACACCTTTAAATGGCGGTGTATCTATTGGTGTATGGAGCGATGAGGAAAAAGAAGGCGTAAAGATTCGTGGAACAGGTGCGGCAACCAAAGGCGTAATGTCTAGAGGACCCTTGGCGTGACCTACACGGAACTTATAACTGCGATTCAGTCTTATACGGAGAATCAGTTCCCGGCTGTCTATTTGGCAGACGGAACAACTGAGTCTACAACTATTCAGCTCAACCGTTTTATTGAGCAAGCTGAACAACGCATTTATAACGACATCCAATTTCCCTCTCTTAGGGCAAACGTTACAGGTGCTGTAACAGCAGGTAACGCTTACCTGTCTTGCCCAAATGATTTCTTGTCTGTTTATTCGATTGCTGTATACCCAACAACCGGTTCAAACGCCAATCAATATTCTTATCTCTTAAACAAAGACGTTAACTTTATCCGCGAAGCTTATCCAAATACTGGTGCATCAAGTTATGCACAGCCTCAGTACTATGCACTGTTTGGCCCACAGTACGGAAACGCTGCGGAGCTTAGTTTCATGTTAGGCCCAACGCCTGACCAAAACTACGCAGTTGAACTTCATTATTATTATTATCCGCCCACAATCATCCAAGGCGCAGTCAATGGTTCTTCTGTGACTAACGCGGGAACAGGATATACAAATGGTACATATTATGACGTGCCTTTGACCGGCGGTAACGGGAACTCTGCAATAGCCACTATCACGGTGTCTAACGGCGGAGTATCTAATGTAAGTGTCGTGAGTGGTGGAGCTTACTATGTGGTGGGTGACTCTATCTCCGCATCACCGTCTATTATTGGTAGCAGTGGAACAGGATTTACTGCTTCCGTATCTAGTGTAAGCAATGCAACAGGCACAACTTGGCTTGGCGATAATTATGATGCGGCTCTTCTTTACGGTACATTGATAGAGGCATATACCTATATGAAGGGCGAGACAGACATCGTTACCTTATACAACACAAAATACAACGAAGCGCTTGCACAAGCTAAACGTCTTGGCGATGGTCTTGAGAGACAAGATGCATACCGCAGTGGTCAATATCGTCAACCGGTTACCTGAGGATAAAACATGGCATTTACGGGTAATTGGGCTTGCAATACATTCTTTACCGGGCTTTTGTCTGGTGTGTATAACTTTAATACGGGGACACCTCAAACGTATTACATGGCGTTATACACGAATGCGGCATCTTTGGATCAATACACAACCGCATATACCAATGTGGGGGAGGTTTCCTCAACAGGTTATACAGCGGGGGGACAGGCACTTACAATCAGTCAAGTGCCTACAACAGGATCATCAGGTGGACATATTGCTTATTTGTCTTTCAATAATCCAACTTGGACGGGATCTATTACCGCCAGGGGTGCATTGATTTATCTTAATAACGGCACAACAAACCCATCGGTTTGTGTTCTTGATTTTGGATCAGACAAGACATCGAGCAGTAAATTCACAGTTCAATTCCCGGTTGCTTCGAGTACATCGGCAATCATTACGCTTTCTTAAGGAGTCAAGATGACTATTGAAAAACAAAACTTTGGAGATTCCGCAATAGCTACGCTTCAAACAAACGCCAAGATCCCGGAAGGCATGGGCATCGAAGGTTGGTATCACGTTGTTTGCCGGGACAAAGACGGTAATATTAAATGGGAAGAAGAGTTTCCTAACCTGGTTGTAGCGGTAGGTAAGCAGTTAATGCTTGATACGCTCCTTAGAACATCAGGAACTTACACAACCCAAGGCCCTTTTCTTGGGCTAACAAATGCGTCTCTAACCCCTGCCGCAACAGATACCATGACAACTTTGGTAGGCGGCGGTAAAGAGTTTACAGCCTATACCGTAGGCGGTTCAGCAGTTCGCGGTACAGCGGTTTTTTCGGCTTCTACAAGTACAGGATCTACACCTTCTAACGTAACGTCCTCGACAGCTACAGCAGTTACCTATACAATCACAGGCAGTGGCGGTACGATTTACGGATGTTTCCTGGTGACGGGTACAGGCGCAGTTAGCACACTCAGCTCTACTGCCGGTACTTTGTACTCAGAAGGCAACTTTACAACGGCTAAAACCACTACGGCGAACGATACTGTAAGTGTTACTTATAGTACTACAGCTACATCATAATAGGGGCGATTTATGGCGTTTCTAATTAAAGACAGAGTCCTTGAGACTTGTAGTGCCCCGGGTACAGGAGCGGTTACACCGCTCGGTGCAGTGACGGGGTATCAGTCTTTTAGCGCCGCTTTTTCCTCTACAAACGGAACCACAACCTATTACTGTATCGCCGACCAAGGCGGTGCAAACTGGGAAGTGGGACTGGGTACTTGGAACACAGGAAATACCATAACCAGGACAACCGTACTGGCATCTAGTAATGGTGGTTCTACAGTCAATTTTTCTACAGGTACACAAAACATATTCTGTACCTATCCATCTGAAAAAGCTGTTATCCAAGATGTAAACGGAAATATATCCGGGAACAGTTTTACGCCAGGTTGGGCAAGTACAATAACTGCCGCAGGAACAACAACACTTACTGTTGCAAGTACTTATTATCAAAGATTTGTAGGAACTACAACTCAAACCGTAGTTTTACCTGCGGCTAACACTGTAGCACTTGGTCAGGGTTACATTATTGATAATGACTCTACAGGTAATGTAACTCTACAAGATGGATCTTTAACAACAATAACGACAATAGTTCCCGGAATGGCTGGGTTTATATTCTGCGAAAACAATAGTTCAGTTGCAGGAAGTTGGTCAGGTTATCAGTTTGTACCCGGTGCTGGGGTTAGTGGGGCTGTAACATGGGGAACTGCCGGTTTAGTAATGGGTGGTTCTGGAATTGATAACGCTGTTATTGGTGCAAATACTGCTAACACAGGTAAATTCACAACCTTAGAAGTCACAGGAACATCAACCCTTGGAGAAGCTTCTACTACTTATATTCAGGTGGTGGGAGATGCTTCTTATCCTGCAATTAAAGCGGCAGGAGGAACAA